ATAATGGCGTACCATTGCTTTCGTAAAATCTTATCTTTTGGTCATATCTGAATTCTAATACCAACGCATCATTTTCTGAAAAGACAAAGGGCACCAAAACAGTCGCACTATTATAAGTATCCGCCACATACTCAAACCCTGGCCTGTTTATCAACCCACCCTGAGGCATGACAAACACGTTCTCGGCCGTCTTTAAGCCGAGGTAATACTGGTTCAAGTCCACCCTCTTGTGCAGGGACGGGGCAAGCTCGCCTGCTGCGAACGACGGCCTTATCGGATACACGCTCATGACGTTCGCCTCGCATTCAGCACGTCGGAGGTGAAGGAAAACTTGCGGTAGCCTTCCGACATGGACGTGGCAAGGGCCTGGTTGAGGGCCTGGAGATAAAGCTGGTAGATGGTGTTTTTGGTCTGCTCCTTCTGGGAAAGCGGGAAGGCCATGTTATAGGCAAGCCTCAGGGCAAAGACGTTCACAAATTCGGGGGGCCATAGCATGACGCTGTGCACCAGCGAGATATAGCGTGCCGTGGCCCCCTCGACGTCGCAGTAAATCAGGTAGCCGTCCCCTTCGGCATTAAGCCCTATCTCAAAGGGAATTTTAACGGCAGCCACACCGGCTGCCGTCTTCCTAGGATCAATTATCTCCCGTACCGCTACGCAATCATCGGGATATACATACACGTATCCCCACACCGCCGACTTCTCGTCGCTCGGCGTCAATTCTATTTCCTTGGATGCGAACCGCCAGTCGCCGGCCCTCAGCACCTCGAGCAAAGACATATCCCAGTATAGATTGACCAAATTGGCCTCTATGGAACTGTCCATGTTCTTGTCGACCAACTGCTTGCCTGCCAAGTGGCTCAAGGCAATGTTCGCTATCTGCGTTTCGTTAAGAATATTGGGCATTCAACCCACCTCAATCTGTATTTTCGGGCTTACCTATGCCCGCATTCTCCTCAAGCTCCAGCACCTTTAGCCAGTAATTGCAGTCCTGAATACACCCTATCACCATATTAGCCCTCGCTATGAGGGAGTCCCGCTCGTCGGTGAGAGCTTTTATTCTCTGTTCGATTCTCTCTCTGGTAATGTCCATACCTTATCCTTAACCCCAACCAAATAATCTATATCCAGCTTCTTGCTCATCAAGTCATTTACATCGCTTGCCCTAACATTTAATTCGCTGAACGCCTTAAAATCTGCGGTATCGGTATACCCTAGCCTGTACTCAAGCGCCCTCCCGAATTTATTGACCTTCCCCACTGACATTTGCATCCCCTCCAAGTAATGACAATATATCCCTCTTGGTCATGCCGTCATCTATCTCGTACCCTTGAGCCTTGGCTATCTCCACAAGCTCGTCCCTGCGCATTCTCATGCTCAACTCGGGCACGCCCTCAAGGGGGATTTCTTCCTGCGTTTCTGTCTCCCCGGCTTCGTCTTCTATCAGTTCAAAAAACCTGTCGGGAGGAACTACGCCCTCGTCAAAGACATAGACATAGCCCTCCCTGCATCGCTGCTGGCCGGGAAACTGACATCTCTCCTTACACAGCCAGCGTTTCGCCATGTGCTCTCACCGGCCCTAAATGTCAGTTGTCTGCTTTTGCAACCCGGCAGTCTGTGCGTCAAGAAGCAGCATAACGGTAGCACTACCAGTAGATATCGTTCCGCTTGCCGTCTCATAAATACGCAAATACTGCTCGGCGAACGGCACGTTTATGGGAATTATCAACGGCTTCAGTCCCTTGCCGATATCGTCGTCTGGAGTTATCTCAGGCGAAACAACAAGCGTATTTATTTTTGCAGCATCAGTGAAAACCTCCTCAGTCGACGTCTGCACCGAAAATGTAACTTTTGGGGTATTGGTACCCGTAAATGCCGTGGTAAAGTGGATCATAAGATATACAGGTTCGCCTGCAAGCATGCCGTGTGCCTTTAGGTCCACAGCCTTCCCGACAATCCCGCTCGCGGTCGGAATGGCACTATCATTCAGTATTACTAAATCTTTATCTACGAACATCTATCTCATCTCCTCCTTTATTAACTTACTTTAGTTTCTCCGCTGTCCATTATTGCGTCGCACTGTTTGACGGGAATGCCCCTGAAGAATGTCGTTGGCCTGCCGGCATAGTCGTCCAGAGTGAGATAGACGTTGTGCTTGTCGGACACCATGATGTCAAGCCATGTCTTGACCGAGCGGGGCACGTAGAACACCGGCCTGCATGCGTTCAGGTTAGGGATAAGGTTCTGCATGATGATCATGTAGTTGATGAGGTTTAAAGAATTGTCCGTATCTTCGCCATATGTTTTCAGCGCCACGGTATCGATGTTTGCAAGCCTGACTATATAGCGCATATCCTCAACCGCAAGCCCGCTCTCCCACACATAGTGCGTCCTGTATGCCTCGTACCAGCCTTCCGTCTCGTCCCCTATGGTTACCTGTCCCTTATCCTCCATATTGAGGCCGGCCTTTGATCCCTTGGGATATATCCCGTATACAGGCCCCCAGCCCACAAGATAGATGGATGTAAGGTTTGCGCTTCCATCACCATCCAGCACATACTTGCCTAGCTTGCTGGTGCGCACGGAAAATCCGTTAAATTCCTCGGGGGTAGTAAGGACATTGCCGTAAAAGAGCGTATCGGCGAACTCCTGAGACATCCCCTCTAAGTGCGCCTTGTCCTGTGATGCCCTGAACGCTGCGGTGTTGCCGTTCAGGTCGGCGATCTTTTTGTCCACGTGGCAGTAAGCCTCAAGCATTCCGCATGTCTCGTCGATCTGTTTGGTGGTCGCCTTGGTACTCTTAACTCCGCTGTTTAAACGCCTCCATGTAGGCTGCGGTATCGACGCCCTCTGCGTGATCCTGTGCCCTGTCGGCAAGTTGCCCTCTTTCCACGGAATATCCTCAATGATGGGGTTGCTTTCGTTCAAAATCTCCGCAACGGGGGCAATATTGCCCGACGGATCGAGCATCTTTGCCACATCTACTAAATTCAGCTTGTTCCCTAAATCAGCCATTTATGTCTTCCTCCTTTTTCTCGTTTCGTTATCTCTGGTTGCGCATATAGCGCCTTGCCAGCTTCTCTTCCGGGGTAAGCCCGCTTTCGTCTTCCACGGAACCCGCAGGCTTGCCTCCTACCCACCTGTCTTCGGATATCTTTAGCCCCAGCTTCCACAGGTCTCTGATAAGCTCCGGGTGCGATGTGAGACCCATGTAGTCCATCAGGGCTATGGTTTTCTCCGAAAACACCTCTCTCATCGCTTTGCTGGCTATGGCAAGGTTCTCTTTCAGCCTTGCTCCGCCGTATTCGGGGTCGTTTTTGGCCTGCTCTTTCCATTTGTTGATCTCGTTGATGTAGGCTTCTGCGTCTTTTTTCTGCATCTCGATGTAGGCGTCGGCCAGTTTCTGGGCCTGCTCGTTCGTAAGCCCGATGTCCTTGAAGACTGGGGTAAAGGTTTCAAGGGCCTTTTCGTCAACTTCAAAGCCTTCAGGTAGCTTTATTTCATATTTTTCCGGCACTTCGGGCTTCTTGGCCTCTTCCTTTTCCCCTTCTTCGGGCTTCTCTTCGGCCTCTTTCAGGGCCTGCGTAAGCAGTCCTTCCTCCTCAACTTCCCCTTTATCTGCGCCCTCTTCCTGCTGGGGAACGGTGTTATCCGTTCCAGTTAAGAGGTTGTCGCCATCCGGCATGTCTTTCCTCTCCTTTTATCGTTTTTTTGACGCATTCCCGGCCTCATCCCGGCCCTTGAATGCGTAAATTCCGTCTGTTGCTTCCTTCTGCATCACTACAAACATCTCCGGGCACGCTGCAATCAGGTCTCTCATCATCATAAGCCCAACGTTTCGCCGTCCTTCAAGGAAATATCCCATCGCATTGCCCGTGAAAGTGCTCCTGAAAACGCCCGTGTAGCTCAAATATCGCCACAGAAACCGCCTGAATTTGACGTCCTTCATCATTTCCCTGAAATCCGCAAGATCTAAGTCCCTGTTGGATGGGTTAATGTCATCTCCGTCCATCACGTATGGCTCGAATATTCCTATCTTCGGCGGTTCCATTATCCTGTCGCTCCCGTCCCGAGCAGCGACTCTATTATGCTGCCCTCCGGCTTGATGTCGCTGGCGGTCTTTCCTGCCTCGGCAATCTGCTGGGCCTGCGCAATGGCCTGCTGCTGCGCCATAACCTGCGCCCGCTGCTGCCTGATGTAATCCCTCGTCTTTTCGTCCTGCAGGATCTCTGGGTGGATGCCCATCATGTCGCCGTAAACCGCCACTATTTTGTCAAAATTCACGTTGTCAAAGGCGTCGGGCGAAGCCCCAACCTGCGCCTGCAGCGCTGCCATGCTTCCGACGAAGCTCATAAAGTGCTCTATCTTCTCCATTCCCGCCATCCTCTGGGCCTGCGCAAGCACGCTTATGTATTCTATGCGCAGCTCCTCGCCTTCAAGCTCTGGAGGAGGAGGCGGGGCAATCTCGGCCTCTATGATGAAATCGAAGGTGATATCGATTAGCGGGTCGAGGAGGTCGGAGTAAAGCTGTTCGAGCACCGGCCCGAGCATCAACATTTTTTCCTCGTGCCGTTCTATTACTTCCCTCGCCGTTACGTTCCTGCCCTGTAACGGTTCCTGGGCGAACATCAAGAACAGGTCGTTGAAGAAGCACCGCCCTATCCACTGCTGCAGGTCGTCAGTCCATGCCTTTATGCGCTCTGGGTGGAAATCCACGGTGAAAAGCGGGCCGAACCTGTCCACCGACGGGTCCTGAACGAAGTTAACTCCGCCCGGCAGTTGGTTCACTCCGATCACTTCAAGCGAAGGCGGAGCAACCAGCGGGGGGTCGATGCTCATATCGAGGGCCTTTATGGCCTTCTTCTGAAACTGCTGGTAAATCTGGATAAGACCAAGTGCAGTTTCGCCAGGCCCCCAGCCCCACGGAGCACCCGGCACTATCGACCACCTCGGCGCAAGCACGGGGAATGTCCTATACATGCCGGTGCGCAAAAACTTTTGCCCCTCCTCGTTCCATTCCTCGTAGTAAACGCTCCTGTAGGGCATGGCCTCACCAAGAGGAGTGGTTACCTTCTCCTCTTCGTTGGGCTCAATAAAGTGAGACACGAGCACGTGCGTGTCCTCGTGGGTGTCAAGCAGGTTTCTAACGCGCTCAGAGCAGTTTTCCTTGCCGAACTGCCTCGCCACGGCATGGGCAGGCAGCCAGAACTTGCGCCCGAATGAGTCCACACGCAAGTCGTGGCCGAGCCCTATCACGTATTCGCCTATCGTGAGCGGCCTGAGGCGGATCACCCGCTCGTAGTCCCTCTCGGCAACCACGGCGGCCGTGCCGTATGGTAGCTCACGGTAGACGTGGTGCAGGCCCTGGTAGACGTTCGACTGAGAAAATATGGCATATATGATGTCCTCGATGCTTTTGAGCCACTGCTTTGCCCTGCTTGAGAGCATTCCAGACGGCCTCTTGATCCCAAGCTGAAACCACGGCCTTGCTGGAGACGTGAGGCCGCCCTGCAAGCCTGCAGCCATGATGTCAACGGCGTAAGTCGGGGCAGGGTGGTAGATGTTGGACACGTTCCGCCTCACGTTATAAGGCTTTTCCTCGTCGTAGAGGCCATTCCAGGGGAGCAGGTAGGACGTGATGTCCTTCCACCAGGGCACCATGGGCTGCCTGAGTTGGTCCAGGTCTCTGTATCTCCTCTTAACTTTCTTGAGTAACGCCTCGTTAGAAGGCATTAAGCCTCAGCTCACTCTCCCATTTTGCTTTTGGTGCCCGCCTGCATGGTGCTCGACGTGCCCGTCAGGCCCCCTGCAACGGTCTGCTGGCGCCCATATGCGCCCATCCTCCTGCGCCTCTCCCTCTCCCTGGCGAGTTGCGCGCTCCTGTCCTCCTGAGGCGGCTCTGGAGCCACAGGTATTGGCTCTGGCGCTTTAGGTATTTTAGGTTTACTGAACAATCCGCCCATTTCTTCTCCTCCTTTTACCATTTGTAGGCCCTCCCAAAAAGCTCCTTTTCATATCTTGCCATCCGGAAGGGGTCATATTCGTCGAAATTGGAAAAATACTTACTTTTGTCGAAATAGGGTGCCCTGTTTCTTGCCGTTGCTCCCCTTTTAATCACGGGGGCAGCAAAAGTTAAGGCTAAGGCATCCGCTATATCGGGGCTTCGCCCGCCCCGCTCCTTTATCTTGTCCTTAGGCTCCAGCACCATCCTGTTTTGCGCATCTATCCTGTAAGTCGGGGACACAAGGTCGGTCTTAAGGTCGGGAATATTGGGCAAACATCCTCCTGCCTCAAGCCATTCTCTGCATTTGTCCCACATCTCGGTCCTTTTGTTGGCGTATCTGTTGGGGTCTATGGCCTTCCCGCCGAAATTTACCTCCATCACGACGAACCCTAGCTGCCTGAGCCTGTCTATGACGCCCTCGCCACGCCCCGCATCGACGAAAACGGCATCCGGCTTGCGCTCCTGTATCTGGACGGCCACCCTGGAGGCGAAAGTCATGTTATCTATTTTGTCGAATACCATGGGCTCGTAGCACATAAGCCCTTCCCTGACGATGATGACGCTTCTGTCCCCGCCGTAGCGGGCCACGTCCACGCCCATTACGACGGGCGCACCGGCTACGTCGGCCCTGGTGAGCTTTCTCGAGCATGCCTCGGTAACCAAATCGATGGTGATGAGCGTGTTGTCGCTCGATGCGGTAAAATCGCACAAATATTCCTGCCTGAATGCTGCATCGCTCATGGTAGCTTTTAGCATCTCAAGCTCGTCTTCGGGCACGATGCCGGTCTCATCTACCCTGTAAAGGGCAGCGTACCACCCCTTGGCCGTCTGGGCCTTCTGGTAGAGCTCGTAAAAGAGGTTCATCCCCTTAGGCGTGCCTATGAAAACGGCCCATCCGCTCCTGTCCGTGAGCGTGGGCCTCACTATCTCGTCCCACACTTCGGGCTTCATCTGGGCCACCTCGTCCATCACGACCCCGTCAAGGTACATGCCTCTGATGGCATCCGGATTATCCGCCCCGAGCAGCATTATCCTTGACCCGTTAAGCAGGTCTATGGTGAGCTCCGATTCGGATATCTTCGTGCCGGGTATCGGCCTGGTATAGCGCTTGAAGTAGTCCCAGGTGTTTCGCTTGGCCTGCTTAAGCAGGGGAGCTATATAGGCATAGCGGGCGTCCTTCTTTTTGGCCTCTAAGGCCATCCTGATCATCTGATTGACGGCGCATACGGTCTTGCCCATGCGCCTGTGGGCCACGACGACGCTAAACCTGTGGGACGTCATCCCTTCGTGCAGCTTGTCCTGAGGAAACCTCGGCGCATAGGGAATGACTATCTCCACGTCATTCTTCCTCCTCGGCCTCCTCGGGCGACATCCACCTAATCTTGATGGCCCCGCCATCGGCCCCCGAGTGCTTTATGCTCTGCTCGTTCCTCCAGCCCAGCTGCACCAGCGAAAACTGGGCCATCCTGCTATCCACTTCCCTCTGGAGAGCAAGCTTTTCAAGCTGCGCCTCCTTCTTGTTCATCAACCGCTGGATTGCCTCCTTCAAATGCTCGTTTCTGGGGGCAAGCTTGTCATAGACATAGTGATAGTTCCAGCCCTTCAAATAACACAATTCCTTGAATATAGGAATGGTCGTGGCATCCGTATAGCTGTGGATTTCGGCAATCAGCTCGTCCACGTCATACTTCACGTTATTCCCGCCCAGCTTGCGGGCCTTCTTTTCCATTCCCTCACCCGCCCTTCTAAAATTACATTTCTTCTCCATAAGAATAAACTAAAAACACAAAAAGCGCAACAACGTTCACAAAAAATCTTCAAATAAACCAATCAAATTAAACCAGTTTACCAAAACCAGTTCATTCCAACCTAAAATTTCCGCCCCAAATTCCCAAATCCTTCTCTCTCTTTCTCTCTCTTTCCCCTTCTCCCTCCCCTTCCTCTCCTCCTCTCCCCTTTCACACTATCCCCTCTCTTTCTCTCTATCCCCTCTCTTAACCCTAATCTCTCTCTATCTCTCTTATCCTGATAGTCTCTAAAAAAAAGAGATATATATATATAAATACTAAGAGAGAGGGCGATTTGGAAAGAGAGAGAGGGGAGTATGAGGGGGGAGAGGGAAAACCTTTGTAAATCTTTTGGGGCGCAGTTAGGGGGAAAGGCATGAGGAATTTCCGCTCTACTGGCCGTCTCGGGCAACTTGCAAGGGAGCGGGCCTAAAGTGGCAAATGGGTGTTGGCCTAACGGCGAAAGTGAAGGAATGCAGGGCATTGTGGCGCCGTGGGGAAAGGGAAAGGGAGAGGTGAAAGAAGGGGGGCGGGCTTGTGAAAAGGAGAGCATGAGATTGGGGAAATGTGGTGGGGATGACCACCCTCCCCCCGCCCGCCGCTGCAAATTTTTGTCCCACCCCCCCTCGGGACGGCGATTACGCAGTAATTCCCAAACTGCCATCCGCCACGTCCTACCCACGCCACGGCCGGCCACGGTCGCCGTCCACGTCCACGGCCTGCCTGCCTCACCGGCCGGCCTTCTTCGGCATGGCCTGTCTGCGGCCTGCCTGCCGGCCAGCATGGCGACCGCTCCACGACCGGCACGGGTACGGTCGTAGTCGGCCTGTTGGCGGGTTTCGGTTGGCCTGTCTTGTATATATATTCCACGTATAAGGTGAAAATAGGGGGTCGTGGGTACGTGGAATTTCGTCGAGAAGGGGTCTAGGATGGCCTACAAGGGGTCAAACTTTTTTTAGAGGGTATTTTATACGTCTGCGAAAAGTTAGGGGTGTTCTAGGGCATTCTGGAGGGGGGTTGTGGGGTGCGGGGGTTGGGGGGTGTTACGTTGAACAGAGGGGGGGTGTTACGTTGGGTGAAACAGGGGTGAAAATAAACTAGACGAACGGGGTGAGTTCAGTTTTGAGGTGGAGAGAGGCAGAGAAAAGTGAACTGATGCGGTGTATGCCGGGTTGGTTGACCGAATGACGTCATATCCCACCATGCGGTAGGCAGTACACAGTGCACTGCATCCGTTATCCAGTACATTCCATTCATTATCCTTCATGCATCATCCAGAATACATTATACAAAATACAATCCACAGTACATTGTCTATCGCATGTAATGCACATAGCACATCATACACAATGCACCATACACCATGCACCATACCGCCATCCTCACCGGTCGTCAGCCAGCCATGCCAGCCAACCGGTCGCCATTCTCACCGGTCGCCGTCCGCTCACCGGCACAAAAAAGGCCGGAAGCATAACCGCCTCCGGCCAATAGATCCTCTTCAACTTCGTTCATTCCATCACCTCACCTTGTCATGGCGACCGACCTCGCCGCCTCACGTCGCCACTTGCGATAGACGTCATGCCAGCTTGCCACCTTCGGCATACTTTCGGCAAGTTCGGCAAGCTCAGCCCTGACCCGATCTGCTTCTTCCTCGGAGACCGGTCCAAGTAAGTATTGGACCGTTGAAAGAGGCAAACTCAAACAATCTATTACAACTTTATACATTCCTGATCCCCCCTTAGTGTACCCACTCGCCGAGTCCCATATCGGCGAGCAGGTCCCCGCCAAGCGTCCCC